GGAGCGGGAGCGGAAGGTGGAGAGAATTGTGGCAGGAAACCTCGCCCGCTGGCAGGAAGAAGGTCTGGTGCCGGATATGGAGATCGAACCGGGAGATGAGACGACACGCCTTGGTCGCGAGCGCGGCTGGACCTATTGGCATCACTTGTTCAATGCGCGGCAGTTGTTACTCCAGGCGATCACCATCAAGACATGGCGCCAGTCATCGGCACCACAACTTGGTTGGCTCAACATTGCAAAGATGGCGGATTTCAACTCGCGGCTTTGTCGTTGGGCGACATCTCAGGGAGGGGGGCTCGGTGGGCCAAAAGGCGTGTTCTCTAATCAGGCACTGAATACCTTTTTCAATTATGCAACCCGTACATGGGCAGGTTTTGGTCCCTCATCGTTCAAGATGGCAGAAGTGGCGCTACCCTCTGTTGAACGCTCTGTCATTTCATCAACGGCAGATAAGCCTACGCAAGATTGCGAGTATTGGGTAACCGACCCTCCTTACGCGGATGCGGTGAATTACCACGAAATCACCGAGTTCTTCATTGCATGGCTGCGCAAGAATCCCCCCAAGCCGTTCGATGAGTGGACATGGGACTCCCGGCGCGCTTTGGCGATCAAGGGCTCCGGTGACGACTTCCGGCGCGGAATGGTAGATGCCTACAAGGCGATGGCTGAACACATGCCGGACAACGGTATGCAATGCGTCATGTTCACACATCAGGACACTGGCGTCTGGTCCGACATGGTGGGCATCTTCTGGGCGTCGGGTCTGCAAGTCGTGGCAGCCTGGTATATCGCCACCGAGACCACCTCAGAATTGAAAAAAGGCGGCTATGTGCAGGGCACGGTGATCCTGATGCTGCGCAAGCGCCCGGAAGGCTCCCGCGCTGGCTTCAAGCAGCGCATCCTGCCCGCGGTGCGGGCCGAGGTCCAGCGTCAGATCGAGACCATGATGCACCTCAACGACGAGGTGAAAGACAAGCACGGCGAACCTGTCTTTAACGATTCTGACCTGCAAATGGCTGGCTACGCCGCGGCACTCAAGGTGCTTACCGCCTACACCACCATCGGCGGCGAGGATGTTACCACCTTTGCGCTGCGCCCACGCGCAAGGGGTGAAACCACGGTGGTGGATGAGATCGTGCAACAGGCAGCCGAGGCCGCCAACAGCCTGCTGGTGCCCGAAGGGTTGAGCGCGGAAACCTGGGCCAAGATCAACGGCATCCAGCGTTTCTACCTGCGCATGATGGACATGGAGACCACCGGCGCCAGCAAGCTGGACAACTACCAAAACTTCGCTAAAGCCTTCCGGGTGCAGGACTACACCAGGGTGATGGGCAACATGAAGGCCAACAAAGCCCGGCTCAAACGCATCACCGAGTTCAAGTCCCGTGACCTCACTGATAGCACCGAGATCGGTCCCACCTGGCTAGGAAGGCTCATTATCGGCCTGCAACAACTGCTGGCAGAAACCGAACCCCAGGTCGTGATCGGACAGTTGCAAGAGGACCTACCGGACTTCCTCGACATCCGACCGCTGCTGATCGACATGCTCGCCTTTATCGAGCGCAAGGCGCCCGAACCTGAAGTGCGCGACGCCGCAGAAGTCCTTAGGGGGCGGTTGAAGAACTTGCGCGCCCTGGGGCAATAGCATGGAAGGCTGGGGTGTTTGAGCGATGACCATTCGCAGATTCTCGTCTCGCACCCATCGGCTTGATCATTCCTTTCTGCTCGAGCACTTGAAAGGTGCGCGTAGCTACAAGCGCATAGCAGGCTACTTCACCAGTTCCCTGTTCGAGGTGGCTAACGAGCTGTTGGAAGAAATCCCAGAAGTAAAGATCGTCTGTAACGTGGATATCCATCCAGATGATCTCAGGGTTGCCCAACTACGTGAAGCCAAAATGCTCGGCCGCTGGAACGAGCGCGCCTTGGAGGCCGAGGCGCTGCTGAACCGGGATCGCTACCGCAGGCTGGATGCCTTCCTTCAGAAGCACGGCCATGCCGTGCGCGTGGCACCGGATAGTGTTTGTGGTTTTCTGCACGGGAAGGCGGGTGTGATTGAGCTAGCCGATGGTCGCAAGCTTGGCTTTATCGGCTCCATGAACGAGACCCGCAGCGGATGGCAACGCCACTATGAAATTCTATGGGAGGACGACTCCCCCGAAGGGGTCGCCTGGATCGAGGCTGAGTTCGAATATCTGTGGAACGCGGCGAAGGAACTGCCGAGAGCCGTGATCCGCGAGGTGCGCCGCCGAGGATATCGCCGCGAGGTGCTGTTCGACGAAATTGATGAGGACGATGATCTTGCACCTGCGGCACTGATCGAATCTCCTCTCTATCGCGAGGGGATGGCCCTGCAGCCCTGGCAACAGGGCTTTCTTACTGAGTGTTTGCGCCATTACCACAATCATGGTGTTGTGCGCCTGCTGTTGGCCGATGAAGTCGGCCTGGGCAAGACCTTGTCGCTAGGCACCGCTGCGCTAGCTCTCTGCTTGCTGAGCGATCGGGAGAACGGTACCCGCAAGCCAGTGGTGATTTTCTCCCCCGCCACCCTCTGCGAACAGTGGCAAACCGAGATGATAGACAAGCTCGGTATCCCCTGCGCCCGCTGGCATACCCAGAAGAAGGTCTGGCTGGATCACGAAGAGCGCATCATCTCCCCCGCAGGAAGGGAACAGATCGCCCGTTGCCCGCTACGCATTGGCATCGTTTCCACCGGGCTGATGATGCGTGACTGCCCTGAGAAAGAGCATTTATTGGGATTGCGCTTTGGGCTGGTCATACTCGACGAAGCTCACAAGGCGCGCAGTCAACAGGGCTTTGGTCCCAATTCTGGGGAACCCAATAACCTGCTACGCTTTATGCGCGAGATCGCCGCACGGAGCGACCATGTGTTGCTGGGCACGGCCACACCGATCCAGACTCGGCCTGAGGATCTCTGGGACCTGATGGGCATCCTGCACCAAGGAAAGGGCCACTTCGTGCTTGGCAACGATTTTTCGAAATGGCATCGGCCACGGGAGGTTCTGCCCATCCTGTCCGGTGAGCAAGAGATCACCGACCCTGCTTTTGCCTGGGAGCTCTTGCGCTCGCCTCTACCGCTGGTGGATTCTACCGACGAGCCACGTGCGCGGCGCCTATACAGTGCAATTCGTCAGGATCTGGCGCTTACCAATAACCAATGGCAAACCAGTCAGCCATTCACGGAACTCACCGAGGAGACACGGGAGATTTTAGAAGACGAACTCTACCGGGAGATTGCCGGGGCTACTTTCTTTCAGCGCGAGAATCCGCTGGTGCGTCACATCGTGCTACGCAAGCGAACGGCCCTGGAAGATGCGGGGCTATTGACACGAATTGGTGTGGATGTGCACCCGGACCGAAATCTGACCCGTGACCCCCAACGCTTTGATGCGCTATTCGAAGGCAAGGCACTGCGCACGAGCGATGATTTTCGTGAGGCATATCGGGAAGCTCGCAATTTTGGCAAGCTACTTTCCAAGCGGGGTAAGGGTGGCGGCTTCATGAAAAACCTAATGGAGCAACGGATCTGTTCCAGTATTGCGGCAGGACTCAGCACCGCCAAGATGCTTCTCGAAGGGCGTACCGTTGAAGAGGAAACTGAAGATCAAGAGATCAAGTTATCGGTAGAAAGCGACGAAGAGCGCTATGTCCTAGAGCGTCTTATTGAGCGCTTGGAAAGGATTAGTGAGGATCCAAAACTTCAGGGGGTTGCTCATTACCTGGAACAGGAAAAATGGCTGGAGCACGGTGTCATTATTTTTAGTCAATATTACGACACCGCAAGATGGGTCGCTGATGCCCTGGCAACCAGATATCCAGATGAGGCAATCGGCCTTTATGCGGGCGCGTCACGAAGTAGACTTTACCAGAAGGCCGATAGTGTCAATATCGAGCGTGAAACACTGAAAAGGATGGTGGCCGAGCATGAGATCCGAATCATGGTTGCCACCGATGCCGCATGTGAAGGGTTGAACCTACAAACCTTAGGGGCGCTTATTAATGTTGATCTGCCGTGGAACCCCACGCGACTCGAGCAGCGTATCGGCCGAATCAAGCGGTTTGGGCAGGCTCGAGAAAAGGTCGACATGCTCAACCTTGTCAACGAACAGACAGTAGACGAAAAGGTCTACGATCGCTTATCTGAGCGGATGCGAGACCGCTACAACCTGTTCGGATCCTTGCCGGACACGATAAAGGATGAATGGATAGAGAATATCGAAACGCTCGGCGAGAAAATGGACGAATATATCAACGCCCAGAGGGAAGCGACCGGATTTGACCTCCGCTACACCACGACCATGCAGCCATCCGATAAGGACTGGAGGAATTGTTCTGATGTCCTGTCACGCAGGGATTTTGCGCAATTGATGAGTGCCGGGTGGGGAGATAGCCGCTAACATCCTATGAGATTCATCGGCTATATTTCCGTACTGACTTCAACAGCAGTCCCAACCAGGTTCTCAACAACGGAGTATATGTCGATGCTCTCATCGGGCACGTCAATACTGACAATCAGGCTGTAGCGCACCGAATTTTGCCATCGGTCCTGCGCAGTTCGATATTTCCACCAACCGCCCACTGGATACACCGCTATGGTGTGCATATCGGCCAAGTCCGCGGCCATGCCTGTCCAGATATCGGAATGTAGCGAGCCTCTCGTACGCAACTGAGGCCCAAGTCGCCAGCCATCGCTATTCCCTTCAGGGCCAGTATAATCTCCAGTCTCTTCATTCGCCTTTTGATTGATTGATGCCCGGAAATTTTCCAGCGACTGGCCAGGACGGATCACTTCGAAGCGAAGCCCGTGAGATTGGTAGCTGTATCGTCGACGATATCCTCGACGCCCCGGGTTGGGCTCAATAAAATAGGACAACGTTACCCGGAGTTTCACCTCCAACTCCGGCGGCAACTGCTGCAATACCTCGATAGGCCATGGCAACTGGTAGAGCTGCATCTCATTCAGCTTCGGATCATCTGAGTTCGAAGCATCCGCATCCTTGAAAAAGGGCTGCAGACTGTCCTGAGCAATGAGGGTCAAGGCATGGTTGGCGCTGTATCTGGCCCGCTCGAGATCGGGTACCCCGTAGCCAACACACCTGAGCATGATCTCCTTGGATAGCTTTGGACTGTGTTGCTGGTGCAAGCGCCCGAAGCGCTCCCACATTTTGGGTGTCCACTCGGCCGAATGCACTATGAGTGCACGAATGGTTTCAGGCCAGTATTCCGGATATTCAGCCATGAGTATGGCAGCTTGTCTTGAAACCAAAGCACATGCGGCACTGGTATCGGCAGTGGTCTCGAACAGCTGCCCTGTGGTTCTGCCAGATGTTGTTAACAACGAGATAACGTCAGCGTTCGAAACTTCCGTTGCCTCTGGTGAGAGCAGCCGATTGCCGCCCTCTGCAACCACATCCGGCTTATAGGGCGCATGCTTCCTCCAGGCCCAGTTAATTGAGGAACGAGTTGCAGGCGCGACATCACCCGATTCCGCCAAAGGTGACCATCCATTGAAGCTTGGATCGTCGTTAGTAGTCTTTTCAGTATAAGCACCGACCGTGAGCGCATTCCATGCCTGGGCCGGGTCCTCTATCTGGGCAAGGTGGACTTGCTCCCAGTAATCCAGATCTGGTGAGATTTCCCTATTGTTACCTGCTGAGATCACGAAAAGACGCTGTTTACCGTCTTCAACACCTGAGGAAAACAGGTCAATCTCAGCAGACCAAGAAGACGGCTGTCCGCCTTCTCTCTCTGGTGCGGCAGTTACCGCGAGCGAGTACACACGAGAGCAATCCGGCATGCCAATTTCCAGCTTGGCTGCCGTGCCCACAGTAATGGCTCCGTACAATTCAGGATCATTGTTACCGGCAGGGGGTAAAATTCGCGCTGATTCGATTCGATGATTCAGCATTATTGGCTCACCACTCACTAAGGCCGCATGCAAGTCGCCGAACGCTGCCAATCCCGCCTGTCGGGATCCATGGTCATTAAACGGAGCAAGAGGATTCGCAGGGTTAAAGTCATCATATCCTGGCCAATCTGGATGCCATCGTTCAGCCAGTTGCTCCGTGCATACCTCACCAAGAAGAGGATGGTTGTAGTTGACGCCTGTGTCCAAAATCATCACGGTGGTCGAGGCAGTCTCGCTGAGATGAAGCCGTCTTCTCAGGTTCTCAGCCCACTCATGCTGTTCTTTGGGCGATAACGCAATAAGGGCATTCGGTGTTTCCTTGGCGGGCCTGAGTTCTTCGAGGTTGGCGATTAATTCCGGTGCTCTTTCAAGCTGATTGATGGAGGCTTTGATCAGAACCACTACGCTGTCAAAGAAACTGAGGGATGTGTTGCCCAACTGCGCTTCAATCCGCTCAGCTAATTGATGCGCGATCTGAATAGGGTCCTCGTCTTCTGGTCGTTTCTTTAACCAAAGCTCCCACCACACCTGCTGCTGTGGATCAGCAGGATAGAGTGATAAATCATCCGTCCAGAATGACCGTAAATCTGCAAGCTTGATCTCAGAGATGCTATCAATCAGGTTGTGATTTCTGGGCCCTTTTTTTCCATCCTTATCAGGGTCCAAATAGTGCTCAATTTTTCTCTGAAATACGTCCCGTCTCGACTCAGGAATAAAGACAACGGCCACTTCACGACCATCAACCTTACGACATGATCGAAGCTTAAAATCACGGCTGGTATCCAGGCTGTCAAGCGGCAGGTCGCAACCTGGCTCTCCTATAATCTCAACATAGATACCAATATCTTCTGTAACAGGTTCAGATGCCTGCTCTCTTTGACTTTGAAACTGCGAGAGCACACCTGAATACTGGTGAGACAAGGATCGGCCATGTGAAATACGGTCTTGGGGAGGAATGACGGGATTGCGACCAGTACGACGTGACCGAAAAGCCTCATGGGTCGCAAAACCGTCTAGTAATATATGTGGCTTCCGTTCCACTTTTAGACCTCATATTGTTTTCCGGACTGTCGGCGTTTAATAGCTTTCGTAATCAATGCTGTGGTAATTTTGGTGTCGTGATGCAAGACGGCTTCTTTCGCCGCGTCTTCACAGGCGCGGGTTACCTCCGCCGAACTAAGCCCATCTGCTGCGGCAGTGATATCCGCCCACACCAATGAATCGGTATCGAATACGGTCAACCGATTTTCGATGAGCTTTCTGATCTGATCTGGTCCTGGCTTTTCAAATCGGATGATATCGTCAAACCGACGATAGAGTGCTTTATCAAGCAGCTCGGGATGATTGGTCGCAGCCACTACGATGCTTTCCGAGGCGTCCTGCTCTACAAATAACAGAAATGAGTTCAGAACCCTGCGGATTTCTCCAACATCATTCTGAGCACCACGCTGCGTTCCGATGGCATCAAATTCATCAAACAGATACACAGCACGGGTTTGTTTTATGTGATCGAATATCAATCTAAGCTTGGCCGCTGTTTCTCCCATAAACCGGGTAATCAAGTTGTCAAGAACGATGGTGTATAAAGGCAATTTCAGTTCGGTCGCCAAGACTGCGGCTGACATCGTCTTGCCTGTACCAGGAGCCCCAGTAAACAACAACTTACGTCGAGGGAAAAGCCCGAACTGAGCAAGTCGGTCCTTTTGCCGTTGTTCCAATAGAACTTGCTCTAGACGTTCGCTAACTTCACTGGATAACACTAACTCGCTGCTGCGAACGGTAGAATGCGTTAGCTCCAGAAGCCCTTTAAGGTCGCCTTTCGGTTGCTGAACCAAAGGGGTAGGCTTGGCGGCCGCAAGCCCCATATTCATTACACCCTTTTGAGCCTTCTCGACCATCATCTTTATGTCGCTCGCCAGTTTATGGTGCCCCTGACGCGCTTCTTTTGCGGCCACCTGCAAAGCAATAGAATAGAACCGCTGATCGTCGCGATCAGCGTGGCTCTTAAGTAGCGCTTTTATTTGGTCGGCTGTAGCCATGGTTTCCTTGTGTCCCCTTGGGTGCAATGATAAACGATCTCATCCATCGATAGAACAATAGATTCAGGGCCTTAGGTACATCCCCGACTCGGCAGTACGCCTTTTTACCAAGCCCCTCAAGCGCTTACCTCCAGCCCACACCCACCGCATGAACTCCCGTGGCACCTGGGCATGCTCCTCCCGGTTCACCTTCCGCCGCAACGTGGACCTCTGAAGCGCCCCAGTGCCGAGGTTGAAGGTGAAAGAAACGAGCGCATCGAACTGGCCATCAGTCAGTGGCACATTGATTAGCCGCAGGACTCCCCTCTCGGCCCAGCGCACATCGCCTTGCAGCAGATCCTCGGCCTCCTGCTCGTCGATCCCATCTGCAAACCGTTCTCTCTCATCCTCCCGCACCACATGTCCATAGCCAATAGTGGGATAACCCGCCGGACAGATGTAGATCGTAGGGCTGAACCCCTCAAACCGCTTGATAAGGTCCAGTCCTTCCTGGGTGATGTGGCGCATGTTACTTGCCTCGCACCTTGGCCAGGGCCCGCTGACCGAACCAGAAGCTCATGACGGCTGCAAACAGGGCCTGGGTCTCCGGGTCCCAGATCTGGGGTAGTGCCTGGACGACGGTGAGACCCTGATCCGTGATCAGCACATAGAGGGCCGCAGTCTTGACCGCGGAAAACAGCAGGAAGAACGCATAAGTGATCACCGGGCGCACGGAAGCACGCAGACCGTCCACCCATTTGACGCCGGAGGGCCGGCTGTCATGCCGGTAGAGGGCCTTGCTCTCGGCAATGTCCGCCTCGACGGCGATCTCCTCCAGGCGCTGGGTATGGCCCAGCCGCATCTGTTCCATCTGGCGGTCGAGGATGGCCAGCTCGTGCTTGCGGTCCTGGTGGTCCTGCCAGAGCCTGAGCAGGTCGGGAAAGGCGCTGGAGATGAACCCCAGCAGGCTGCCAAGTAGCGTCAGCATGGTCACTGTCCTCCAAAGAGCTTGAGTTTCACGGCGGCGCCGGCCATCAGCGCCAGGATGAGGCCGGTGGTGGTGATGCGGATCAGGGTCTGCCAGGCAGTGTGCTTGGCGGTGTTGAAGGCCTCGAGCAGACCGCGCAGCTCGCGGATGTCGCTGGCGGCGTCCTCACCATCGAGGCCGACGTCGGCCAGGGCCCGCCTGGCGCCTCGCTCGGCGGCCTGCTCGAGCAGCTTCTCGAATTCCTCGCGCGGCATGACGACCATGCCGTCTCGCAATTTGGGTGGGGTCATGGGGTACGCTCCAAAAAATTGTCGGGAACAATTTTTCGCGTCAGCCGCGAAGCGGTGAGGCGCAGGGATGCGCCGAACAAAAACGACGAACCCGCCACGAGGGCGGGTCCGGTGATGCGAAAAGGAGATGGATCAGATACTGATGCCCGGGCTCCAGCCCGTGGCCTTGTAGGCCGAGAGCAGATCCTCGTCCTCGACGTAGCAGAGCCAGCCAATCCGGGGCGCGTGGAATTCCCACACCCCGCCAATCCAGACGGCGATCTCGCCGTCACGGCCCGCCCAGGCGCCGGTGGCCCCGGCCGCCACGATGTAGCGGTCGCCAGCAGCCGGGGTGGCCGGCGGCGCGGTCAGGGACCGGCTCTTGACCGACAGGCCGACCACGGCGCCGAGGCGCTTGAGGTTGGCGTCCATTGCGGTGTTCCAGCCGGACTCGCCCAATGCCCAGCCGTAGGTCAGCCCGAGATTGGGATCCTGATTGGCCATCAGATGCCTCCGTAGTAGTTGCCGTACCGGTAGCCGTAGCCGGCGCGGTCCACCTCGATGCGGTGCAGTTGCAGGCTGTCGAGGGCGCCGCGCTGCGCGTCGATGTCCACCGTTAGATGGCCGTTGAGCCGTCCGCCCGGCAGCGCGCTGTCGGTCGCCTCTTCGGGCCAGCCGTCGGTGGTCGCAGTGACGCCCGTGCGCGTGCGCAGCAGGGTGCCCGTCTCGCCGTAGTAGCGGACGCGGTAGGTCACGCCCGGCTCGGGGCCGATGTCGCCGTCGGTCTGGGCCACCAGGTAGGCGGTCTGCTGGGTGCGATCGCGGTGGGACCAGGCGAGCGCAACGGGCCCCACGATGGCGGCCGGGTATGCCACGCCGTTGATGCGGACATTACCCGGCGGGAACGGTAGGCCCTGCCGGCCCGCAAGGTTGAGCATCGGCCCGTCCGTCACCGCTACCTTGTTGCCCACGTCCGTCACGGTGTGAGGCTCGAGCCAGACCCCGATGCTGGTCGCCGGGGCGCGAACGGTGCCGTCATACCCCGGCGAGGGACCGGCGCCGATCAGCCAGGTACCGGCCGGATGCGCCACGGGCACGGTATCGAGCACCGCCCGTTGCAGGGTCACGGTGCCGGCGGCCTCGTCCACCGCGAGCACCCCGACCGCCTCGACGGCTTGACCGGCGGTGGTGACCAGCCAGGCGTAGTCGCAATCGGCGAACAGGGCGGCGTCGGTCAGATCGGTGACCGCCACCGTGACATCATCCACGGCCTGGGGCAGATCGGCACCCAAGCGGGCGGCCGGGCTGTAGCCGGCGGTGTTGCGATACTCGGCCGTGCCCACGGCGTCGCCGGTATACAGCCACCACTCGCTCTGGGCCTGCCCGTTCCTGACCGCCAGCGCCGCAACATAGGTGTCGGTGTCCTCCACCACGCCGAGTTCCGCCCGGCTGAGGGTGTGGGCCAGATCCCAATAGGTCGCCTCGACCGCCACGCTCATCCGTGGTGCCCGGGCCGAGGTGTCGTCCGGCACCCACGAGGTATCGTTGTCGCCGATGATGGCGTTCTGACCCAGGGCGAACACGTCCTCCACGCATGTGAGTGTCATGCTGTGGTCGGTATGGTCGCCCATGTCGATGGCACCCACCCGCAGCACCATCTCGGCAATGCCCAGCTCCGGCCAGTCGAGCACAATGACATCGCCCGGCAAGGGCTGCCCGGATGCCGCGCTGTCGCCGCGCGGGTTGATCCGGAGCTTGACCCGGGCCAGCGGTACCGAGAGCGAGCGCAGGTCGCGCAGGGCCACTTTGGCCGCCAGGGCGTCGTCGGTGATGCCCGGATAGTCCCGGCGCTCGGCTACCACGCCGCCCTGGGCCTCGATGTTGGCCAGGTTGTGGACGGTGAGCGACTTGGGCTTGCCGGTATCCCGGTCGGTGTAGTTGACGGTCAGCTCGTTGACCGTCTCGGCCCAGTCAGGCCGCTCGAAGGATTCCAGCGCGATGATGTTGTGCGGTCCGAAATGGCGGGCGTTCCACAGGTCCGGCTCGCGGATCAGCCGCAGTGAGAAGCGCCCGCTAGCGTCGATGACCAGCACCCCGCCGATGTGATCGAGCACCTGCTGCACGAACTGCTCGATGGGCGACTGGCGGGTCCAGAGCAGATTGAGGCCGAAGCCCTCGCTGTAGAGCGTCCACGACGCAGACGAGAAGCTGCCCGTATCGATCATCGAGGGCGCATAGCCCATTCCCCAGCGGGTGTCGGTCAGGCAGGCGTAGAGGATGGCCGCCGGGTTCATGCCGTTGGCCAGTTGGATCTGGTAGTTGCCGAACGGGTTGGGCGCGGCCGGATCCCATCCCGACAGAAACCGCCGCACCCGCGCCGCGACGGGCTTGAGGTAGGGGTTGTTGGCGGCCAGATAGCACTTGCGTAGTACCAGCCCTACCACCCCGCGGAAGGCCGGCACGGTGCCGCCGCCGGCCATGCGGGACTGCAGGTAGTCGTTGGCCGTCTGGGTCGCCTCGCCCAGCAGCACGTCGATGGCGCCGCTGATGCCGCCCTCGCGCTTCTCGCCGCCGAACAGGTTGGGCCGGTCGACCTGCAAGCGTTTCGGGTTGCTGCCCGCCACGCTGCCGCTCCAGAAGGTGCGTCCCTGCATGCGCAGCTCGGTGATGTCGTCCACCGGACCATGGCAGAGCACCAGGTGCATGCCCATGTAGTAGCGGTAGCCGACGATTTGCTTGCTACCGCCGCTGCTACCGCCCATTGCGCCTCCTGCGGGCCTGCTCCACCGCGCGTGCCGCCATGGCGTCGCGGGTCTCGACCAGGCGGGCGGCCTCGACGCCTTCTTTCAGAAAGCGGTGCCAGTCGATGCCGTGGCGCCGGCACCAGAGCCGCGCGCCGGGGATGCACAGGCCGGCCAGTCGCACGTCCTCGATGGTGACGATCAGGCTCACTTCTTGCCGCCTCCGCCGGAGTAAATGGGCTGTGCCTCGCTGTCGCCGTACCAGACCACGTTGGGCGCCTCGATCAGCACCTCCCCGAACACCACCGGGATGGGCATGCCTTCCTCGGCCACTGGGGCGCTGAAGTCGCTGGCGGGCTTGGCGTTCTCGACCTTCGGCTTGGGCGTGAGCGCGATCTGGATCAGGGCGGAGACGACGAACAGAACCAGCTGGACCCACATGGGATTGCCTTCTCAATATGCGCTTTCGTTGAACGGGTTCTTGCGCGGGATCCACGGAAAGCCGCCGAAGTTGTCGGCGTTGTTGAAGCGGCTCTGGCAGGTCTGCAGGGTGTGGTCGCAGCCGGCATAGAGGCTGACCGTCTCGCCCGGCTGCAGCGGTGCCGGATAGATCAGCGTAATGCCCGAGCCATAGTAGTCGTTGCCCTCGATCATGTGCCGGCTGCCGTCGGCACGTTCGAGATACCCGCCCGCGAAGCGGTCCGGCGGGAAGCTCGCCCCCTCGAACCAGACCAGGCGGCCGTCCACCTGCGAGACGGTGAAGGATTCGGCCATCGGCGTCGCCCGGCACTCGGCGCCGTAGAGGACATGGGGACAGCGCCGGGCGTAGAGCCGGCGCAACCCCAATCGCTTGAGGCTGATGCTGGCCGGCTCGCAGCGGATGCGCGCCTCCCGCTCCTCGAAGATCACCTGCAGCACCCGCCCGGTCCAGACCAGCGCCCAACCCCAGTCGCTGCCGAAGCGGCGGTAGATGCTGATCCCCATGGGTTGGGGCTGCGGCGCGCCGCGGTACTCGCGCACCATATCCAGGTCGCGGGGACAGCGCAGGTCGATGGAGCGCCGACCGGCCTCCGGGCCCAGCCCGAGACTGCCCCGCGAGATGGCCGCGGGCAGGTATGTCCGGTCGCCGTTCCAGTCGACGTTAGCCACCACCTCGCGGCTGGCCGAGGTGTAGTGCCAGGCAGTGGTGCCTCGGGTGAAGCGGTAGAGCTCGGTGACGTCGTCGGTGTAACAGTTGAAGCCGGGGCCGGACGGGATCTCGCCGCCCGGTCCTCCGCCAATCAGGATCGGCATCGTCTGTGGTTCCTGTCAGAACGGAATGTCCCCGCCGCCACGCAGGTAGGGATGGCAGCGCGCCAGAGTCATGAACCGCGCGGCCACTTCCAGCACCTCATTGGCGTGCCAGGTGAACTCCACCCTGTCCTGGTCGAGCCGGGCGAAGTGCAAGGGCGTGACGGGCGTGCCCACCGGCACGTCCACGGGCAGCGGATCGGCGAGCAGCAGCCGCGCCACGGTTTCCGACTCGGCCTCCAGCCTTGATACACGCACCGCCACAGGCGTCTGGCCCGCGGGGCGGATCAGCAGCCCCAGTCCCGGCTCCTCCCAGTGCCAGGGCAGCCGGGCGCGGCGCAGCAGCAGACGGTCGTCGCCGGTGCTTCCCGCCTGCGCCAACGTAAGGCCCGTGAACTCGTCCGGCAGCCAGACGGGGTTGAGGCGTCCGGCCAGATGCTCGAACAGCCCCAGCAGCCGGTCGGTGGCCGCCTGGCCCGCCACCAGCCAGCGGCGGCTCAAGATGTGCGCGGGGCGATCGTCCACCCGCCGGATCCACGGCCGGCCCAGGCGGTTGTCGATCCACTCGACGCGGGCGGCATATTCGATGGAGGGCTCCGGCTGCCACTGTTCGGCCTCATGGATGACCGGCACGCCCTCGAGGGTCAGGTCCGGGGTGAAAGGCCATTCCCATACCCGCTCGTCCAGCCGGATCTCGACCGGCTGGGAGGTCACCGCGGCGCAGTGGCGCCGAGCGGTCGTAGCGTCCGCGACCGTGCCCCGGACAGCGGCACGAAGGTCGAGCCCGCCACCACCGGCCGGGCCAGCGGCAAATCCAGGCTGACCTGATTCAAAGCAGTATCGAAGGCGGTGACGCTCACCTGCTGCACGTCGCCGTCCGGTGCCTGAATCAGCGCCGGTCCCTGTCCCCAGTTGTCCAGCGTCTCGGTCTGGGTGGCGCGCATCACCGGCTCGGTCACCGCATCGAGCTGAATGGTGGTGCCGCCCGCGGCCGCATCCGCCGTCACACGGCGGGCCACCGGCCAGAACGGAAACAACGCCTCGCGCCCCTGGTGCTCGGTGAGCCAGGCATCCAGGCCAATGGCGCCGGCATCCCAGGCCGTGACCAGCATCTCGACTGCGCGGCGCGGATAGCGACGCAGACGGATGCGCGACTCGGTGCCGTCGCGCGAACGCAAAATCTGGGTCTTCCACTCCCACCGCTCCACCCAGGGCTGCGACCAGTCGTGCCGGAAGGCGAAGATCCCCCGCGGCGGCGGCTCGCGCCAGACCACCTCGATGAGGGTGGCGAGCAGCGCAGCGGGTGGATCCGGACGGGCCGTGGCCTCCGCCTCGAGGGCATCCACCTGAGCCAGCGGATCGGGCCGAACCGCGGGCTCGGCGACCTGCTGGAGCAATCCGGCCGGCGGAAGGGGCTGGGCGGCGGGTTCCAGCAGTGCCTGATCGAGTTCGGTTCCGGGTACCCCCTTGCTCGCCGGCTCGATCGCGACCTGATCGACCTGCGCGGCCATGGGTTATCCCTTCTCCACTCCGAACTCGGCGGCGTTCAGTTCTGTCTCGGTCCAGTCCACGCCCGCCGCGGTCTGCTCGAACACCGTAGTCAGGTAGGTCGGATCGGTGGTCAACGGCTGCGCCGCGCCGGTGGCCACCGTGGCGCCGGACTGCGTCAACGCCTTGAGGGTGCCCGCGCCCGCGTCGGTCTTCTTCGCCAGGGCCGTGACCTGCACCCCCAGAACCGTAGGCGTGTTCATCGCCGGCAGCGGCTCGAAGGTGTAGCTGTCCCGGTCGCCCGTGTTGGCGGCGGTCACGTAGTCGCTGTGATCGGGTAGCGGCTCGTCGACCATCTCCCAGTTCTGCCCCGCGCCCGAGGGTGTCCACTGGCTGAAGCTGCCGGCACCTGTCGGGTGCAGAGCGTCGATGCGCACGTCGCCCAGGTAGTCGTTGTTGCGGGTCCCCGAGCCGTCGGCCAGATAGAAGTCATCGAACAGCAGCTCCACCGGCCATGGTTGGTCGGCCCAGCAGACGCCGCCTGCGACCAGGTTACCGCCGGTGGGAATGTTCTGCCCGCTGATCGTCAGCCAGGTCTGGCTGTTGACCCGCAGCTCCAGCAGCCCGGTACCGTTGCCTTCCACCACCTTCAGTTCAAGGTGGTTCCAGGTCTGGGCCGAGATGGCTCGCAATGACTGACCCGTCGGGAATCCACCCTGGCCGATGCCAAGCAGCCCGATGGCGTTGACCGACACCTCGTAGCGCTGGTTGCTACTGGTACGCACGAACAGCAGCGGAAACCGGTCCGGCGGCAGCAGATCGAGGCGAAAGGCGCAGCCGAGGATGATCCGGCTCACGCCGTAGCCGATCTCGCGCACCATGGCCACGCCCTGGCTGTTGGCGGGAAAGCGCAGCGCGGACGAGGCACTCCGGCGTCCGGGCACCCGCTCGCATTGTGGCGCGTACTGGGCCTTGGCGTAGCCGTAGTTGGGCACGCCGTCGGGCTTGAGGGCCTGTGGATCGAAGTGATCGAAGCCGTCGACGAACAACAGTGCCATGCTAACTCCCGAGGTACTGGCGCACCGTGGCGGCGTTGCGCCGGATGACATTGGTGATGACCTGCTCGCCCACGGGCGTGGCCAGGAAGTCGCCCACCAGGGACTCGTCCACGGCGTTGACCACCCGGACGTTGACCTGGGGCTTCTCCCGGGGGCCTGCGTTTGGCACCAGGCCGCCTGTGGCGAAAGCCAGATTCGGACCACGCCAGCGAGGCGCGAAGGATCCGCCGTTGATCGCGTCCAGAAAGGCCACGCCCACCTTCTTGACCGAAGCGGCGTTGATCACGTATTCGCCGGCGGAGAGCCGCGCCGGGATGGAGTCCGACGTGGACGTGCCGGGGCCTGTGACGTAGCCGCCGGTTGCGAAGCCCTTGAACAAGGCACCGACAAAACCGCCAATGCCGCCGCTTAAATTCCCGAATAATGACTGGGCCAGCTTCTGCGCGGCGATGCGGTTGATCGAGGCGATGACCGAGCGGGCGAAGTCGCGGAACGCCTCCCTGGCCGACTTGGCTTTGGTGCCGATTTGCTCGAACATCGTGGCGAAGGCGTCCTGGACCTGGCCTTTGACCCGAACGGCCACCTCGTCGACCACCAGCTTGGTCCTGGCCAGTTCGTTCTTCCAGGCCTGCACCCGCGCGACTGCCTCGGGGCCGATGGCCCGGGCCGCCTGTTCCATGAGCGGCAGCAGCTTCTCCATCTCGGCGGCGGATTGCTGCTGGAGACGGACGATCTGCTCGCGCGCCTGAGCCTCTGTGAGCAGCCCCGCCTGCTGCTGGATGCGGATCGCCTCCTGGGCGTTGCGCATCCGCTCGGCGGTCAGGCGCCATTTCGACTCCAGGGCGTCGAGGTTGGCCTGCGCGGCACGGACAGAGATCAGCCGGTCGATCAGCGAAACGCCGGCGGTGTCGTTCTCCACCAGCAGCCGGGCGCGCAGATCGCGATAGCTGCGGGCGATGGCCTCGCGGCGCTGGGCGTCGGTCCCGGTGCCTGTAAGGCGGGCCAGTTCGTCGCGGGCCTGGGCGAGCGCATCACGCAGTTCCCGCTCGGCAGCCGCCGCCTTGCGGGCATTGGCCACTTCCGCCTCGGCACGACGGTTGTTCAGCGCGATCAGGTCGGCCTCGATCTTGACGATGTCCGCCTTGGCATCGAGCCGTACCCTCTCGTCACTGGCTTCTCTCAGAATGCGCCGCTGCTCGGCCAGGGCCTGCCGTTTGCGGGCAATCTCGGCGTCGATCTCCCGCTGCTCAATGGCCGTCTTTTGCGCGTAGTAGTCACGGATGGAGATCAGGCGGTCGGCCAGTGCCCGATCGAGGGCCCTGGAGGCCTGCGCCAACCCTTCCTTGAGGATCCTGAGTTCCGCTTCGCTTTGGCTTTCAGCGAGCTTGAGGCGGGCGCCGTTGTCCTCGACCGAGGGAGTACCCTTCGCCTGCGGCCTGGCAAAGAGCCGCTGGCGTTTCCGCTCGTTACGGATACGCGCTGCGATCGCCCGTGCGGTCTCGCCCACGTAGTCGCGCCCCAGCGATTCCCTGACCGCATCGCCCAGGGCCTTGCCGAATCCGCGCATCTCGGCCCGGCCCGCACGCAGCGTGGCCTTGAGATGCCGGAGCGAGAAGTCGCCCTCGAACGCCGCCGCGATATCCCGGCCCAGGGCGCGGGCCAGCGCGGCGATGTCGGAGAAGGCCCGCTTGAAGCGGCGCACGAGGAATGCGGCGGTGATCCCCACCACCTTGCCCATGGCATTGAAGGCGCCGATGATGCCGTTGACGAGCGAGCGCACCGCGCGACCGATGGCATTCACGCCGTCGATCACCGTCTCGCGCAGGCCCGTCCAGGTCTCGTCGTTGATGCCCACCAGGGAGATCAAGGCATCGACAAAGGCCCCGATCTTCTCGGTGACGAGATCCCAGGCGGCCGAGACGATCTGCCCGATGGTGGCGATCTTGCCGCCGAACGCCACCGCCTTCTCCCGGGCCGAGAAGGCGGCGGTGGCCAGCAGCCCCAGGCCGGTGACGATGAGTCCGATGGGACCGCCGAGCAGCGCCAGCGCGCCGCGCAACAAGCCACCGGCACGGGCCAGCAAGGACGTGCCACGCGCCGCCTCGGTGACGGCGCGCCGCGCCTTGACTGCTTCCTGCGCCGCACGGGCCAGGTCCGCACGCAAGGCCGTGGTCGCCTTGCCTTGTGCAGCGGCCTGCGCCAGTGCCGCCCGGGCCGCGCGCAGCCGGGCGGTCGCCTCCGCCTCGATCAGGCGCAGGTTGTTCAGCCGCGCGGCGGCCTCGGCACGGGAAGCGGCCATACTGGCCGCCATGGAGGCCGCCATGCGCCCGAAGGCCGCGACCAGCGCGGTGCCGGCCAGCTGGATCAACAGGTCGATGTGGACGGCGAGAAACTGGATCGCCCTGGCCAAACCAGCGGTGAATCCGCTCCCCGCGTCCCGCTCGCCGAAGGCGCGCAGGAAGGCGTTTCGGAGCCGTGTCAGCGCCCCGGAGACGGTGTCGGGCAACGCGGCGTATTCCTGCGCCAGCCGCTCTTTCTGCCCGAGCAGTGCATCGAGCACCACCTCGGCGGTCAGCTTGCCCTGCTGAGCCAACGACCGTAGCGCGCCCAGGGGCACGCCGAGCCCGTCGGCGATGGCCTGGGCCAGGCGGGGCGTCTGCTCGATGACCGAGTTGAACTCGTCACCGCGCAGCTGTCCGGCGGCCAGCGCCTGGCCAAACTGGAGCAACGCGCCGCTGGCGGCCTCCGCCGAGGCGCCGGACAGCGCCACCGACTGGCTGATGGCCTCGGTGACCGCCAGGGCATCGCGCTGATCGCGTCCGAGCGCCCGGATGGAAGGCGCGAGCTTGGCGTAGAGCGTGACCGTCTCGGAAAGCGGCGCCCGGTTGCGCTGGGCGATGTCGAACAGCTCGCGATCGGCCCGGTTGAACGCCTCCTGCGAGGTGACCGCCAGCTGCAACCGGGCCTGCAGGCCCTTGTACTGGTCGGCGGCCTCGGCCAGCTCCCGAAGGCCCAGCCCCACGCCGATGGCGCCGCCAATGTTGCGGAGCGTGTCGCCGACGCGGCTGGCCTGGTCGCGCAGGCGCGAGAGGCTCCCTTCGATGGAGCGGAAGGCCCGACGCGTCTCGTCGACGGCGGTGATGAGAATTTGAGCGCGATTGCGTGCCATGGATGGTCAAGTGCCGCGTTTTGAATGATCAAGGGCCGGGGAATACAATTGCTGGAACAACAATAGGGATGCCCGCGATGGCCTTGGATCTGAGAAACAAAGTGCTTGAGTTCCTGAAGGAGCACCCCGAGCAGAAATACACGGCAAGGCAAATTGCCGAGTGGATCTTCGAGCGGTTTCCCGAGGACTGTCAGGCCAAGAAGAACAGCAGCAAGTTCATCACCAGTGATGCGGAGCTGATTCAGCAGCTCGTAGCAGAGATCGCTTCACAACGCCCCCAGATTCAGAAGAAGCACCCCGAGATCAAGACCACAGGCGGCAGACCACGCCGCTACTACTACTCCGAGAAATCGGACAGCGACGAAATCGACGATGCGGAAACCACTGGTGCGTCAGTATCCGCGGATGCGCCGACCCAGAAGCTGACAGAGCACGACTTGTATCCGCTTCTCTCTCATTACCTCTGGAGTGAGTTTGGCATTTACTCGAAGCGGATCGACGAGAAACGCTCATCGAACAAACGTGGCCCCAACGGTAATCGCTGGCTGTATCCCGATCTGGTCGGCATGGAAGACCTTGGTGCCGATTGGCATCGCATCGTTCGTGACTGCGTTCAGCAGTACTCCGACAAGCGCACCAAGCTCTGGTCGTTCGAGGTCAAGCTGCTGATCAACCGGTCCAACGTACGCGAGTGTTTTTTCCAGACGGTTTCCAACTCCTCATGGGCCAACTTCGGCTATCTCGTCGCCGCCGAGATTGGCGGTGGTGACACCCTCAAAGAGCTGCGCATGCTGTCCGCGGCCCATGGCATTGGCTTGATTCAACTGGATCCGGAAAGCCCGAGCGAAAGTCAGATACTCATCCCGGCCCGGGAACGACAGGAGATCGACTGGGATTCAGCGAATCGCCTGGCAACGGAGAACAAGGACTTTCTGGAGTACATCAAACTCGTCAAACAGTTCTACCAAACCGGCGAGGCGCGCCCCGGGGATTGGGACATTCCTGGGGGTCTCGCCTGAGTGTTATTCCAGAGAGCCCAGCAGCTCGAGCTTCTCGCCGTCGCGGCTGAAAGTGCCGCGCCAAAGCGTCATGCCATTTAGTGTCTGGCGTGTAATGAGCAATTCAAATCCCTCGCAGTTGCGCTGGCGGGCCGTGGCAAAGTCGTCGGTGTGGAGTTTTGCTTCGCGGATCAGCGTCGGCGCGATGCTGCGGACCGCATAGATAAAAAGGTCGGTCAAATGCTCCTGGGTCTGGGGATCGATGTTGTCGGCCTGAATGTCCTCGATCTGGACGCTCTTGTATCGGTTGCTCATCAGCGTTCTCCGGTCTGTTTGCGTAGGGACATGAACGCTTTGTTCGCCTTTTTAATCAAGTAGTTATTGCGCTATCTAGCGACTATTTCCGCAGTTCTTTCTGAATGGCCTGGGCAAGCCGGGGCAGCTTGCGCCGAACGGCGGATTCCAGATCGAACCGTTTGCGCAGGCGCACCGAGTCGACCAGCACGGCAACGGGGATCTCCTGCCCGCGACGCAGGCGTTTCTGCCCGGTACGCAGCCGTTCGCCACGCTTGAAGCGCGCAAGCACCCGGTCGGTGGGATCCCCGGGTACCGAGCTCGAA